AGAAAGATGAATGGCAATTAGTGGCAAAATACAATATTGGTAAAAAACCAGGTAGGGCTTGACAATTCAGTAGTTTTCCTGTATAAATATAAGTGTGATGCCTAATGGGTCACACTTTTTAATTAACTCGCTTAATAGGAGAACTACATGAGCAACTACCCTAGTCTATTTGACTTTCATAAAACTTTGGATCCATTTACTGTTGGTTTCGACAAAATTTTTGACGACCTTCAGGATATCGCAGCAAAGGTTCCAACATATCCCCCATACAATATCAAGCAAGTAAAAGACAACAAGTATGTCATTGAATTGGCAGTTGCTGGCTTTGCAAAATCTGATATTGAAGTCACTTTAGATGGTAACAAGTTGGTTGTATCTGGTTCTGCAAAAGATGAACCTTTAGATGAAGAAGAAACATTCTTCCACAAAGGTATCGCAGCCCGTAATTTTACACGCACATTCAAATTGGCAGATAAGATTGAAATCCAAGATGCTGAATTGGCAAATGGTATGTTGAAAATTTGGTTGCAAAATCTTGTGCAGGCAAATGATGCCATCAAGAAAATTGCCATCAAAACTAAGTAATTGGTGATAATGGTGGAGGTTGGTTGACAACCTCTACCGATTTTGTTATTATTATATCATGAAAAAAAATCTTAAACATCAAATTAGGAAGGTACGAGTTCGTGCCACTTCCGAAGTCTATTATACCGACACTGCTTGGGAATCCAAGGATATTGACGGTATCAAATTCATTCCCGTCATTAAAAATATTGGTATGAGAGAAACACCTAAATTGATGCGTAAAGACACTTTGGAGTATTTGAAATGATTTTGAATAAATTGAATCAGTCTATTTATATGAAGCGTGAAGTTTTTGATTGTAAGAATCCTAAACATATCGAAGATGTTAAGTTTTTCATGCACAATAACCGATGGAACGGTATTTGTCCTTTCTTTTTAGAGTGGCCATATTTAACTATTCCTGATATGATTAAAGATAAAATTGTTAGAGGTATTGTAGGATGTTAAAACAGATATTAAATTACCTGAGATATTCAGGTTGTAACATCACATTGAAACTTAATCCTTATCATTGGAGATTCAACATTGAATATTTTAAAACCAATGAATGTTGGGAACAAGATGCTTTGGTGATTGAATTATTACCAATCACAATTCGTTTTTGGTTAGATGACGGCAGTTGGTAATGATTCCTAGAAAACTGATTAACGACATAGACAAAGAAAATCTACAATCACATTTTATAAGAGATATTAAAGGTGATGATAGACGATTGAGATTTGGTCACATGTTACCGGATGTTGGTGTTGAAGATTACATTGAAAAAACTTTTAAGAATTTTGGTTTGACTGATATGTGGTTTATAATTGATGTTCAATGTCCAGAGTTTTTTCAAAGAAAAATTGTTGCATCTTGTCATGTTCATTATGATAACAAGAGCAATACAGCAGAATTAGGTTTAACGGTTAGTCCCGATTACCGTAACCAGAAAATCGGGCAAGAATTATTTACTCGTGGAATTACTTGGGCTCGTATGAAAGGTGCAGAAACAATCTTCATGCATTGTCTTTCTGAAAATAAGGTAGTTCAACATATTGCACGAAAAGGTGGAATGTCTATTGTAACAATAGACCCATCAGAAAAAGAATCATCAATTACAGTTAGAAAAAATCCAGTTGTTGCTGGTTTCCAAGATTCTATATTTGAACAGATGGCTGTATATGATATGGTTGTAAGAAACCAACAATGGTTCTTCACCAAATTTATGAAAAGAATTATAGGAAAATAAATTGTATGATTTATTATCACAACTAATAATAAAGTTAATATCCATTTTTCTATCTCAAAGTAAAACATTAAGAGAACAGTATTTTGAAATAAAAGAAGAACATGAAATTATTTGGACGGCTTTAGATGATATTGCTCGTATGGACCAAGATGGAAAAATGGGACAATATGCTAAAAAAGTCTTAGACAAACTACCAAATCGTTATGATATATGAAAGATAAATTTATTCCAATGTATATGACCATCGCAGAAACGGTGGCTCAACAATCGTCAGCAAAAAGACTTCAGGTTGGTGCTATTATTGTTAAAGAAGATAGAATTATTTCTATTGGTTATAATGGTATGCCTGCTGGTTGGACTAATGAATGTGAAAATACCATTTTTGTTTTGGATGAAGAAGTGATGGGTACCGATATGGTATTTTTAGGATATACCCGTTCTCAAAACGGAAACTGGTTTAAAACGGTAACTAAGGATGAAGTCATCCACGCAGAGGCCAATGCCATCGCCAAACTAGCACGAAGCACAGAGGCGGGAGAGGGTTCCACGATGTTCCTAACGCATGCCCCTTGTATCCAATGTGCTAAACAGATATATGCTGCCGGTATCAAATCAGTCTATTACCGTGATTCCTATAAGAATACAGACGGCTTGACATTTTTAGAAAAATGTAGTATAATGGTATCTAAAGTAGAGAAGTAGTTTCACCTGGTGAAATCAATGTAGTTAATAAATAGGTAGGGTGAGTATTAACGGAGAAATGCAATTATTGGGTCAATTCATTAAGGAGACCTAAAATGCGGTTAAGTATAGTCGGTTGTCCCGATAAACAGCGATTCCGTCCCTATGTAAAAAGGGCAGTATTATTTTATGCTCAAGAATTGATAGACCCGAAGAAATTAGAAGAAATCTACATTCGTGTTAAGTTCGATAAAAAACTTAATGCACATGGATATGCATCAATAATGGAATTTAATAGTGTTCGTAATCCAAAACAGAGATTAAAAGCTAGAGAATTTGAAATAGAAATTCATCCAGGAATTGGTGGATATGATATATTAAAAACATTAGCACATGAGATGGTTCATGTAAAGCAATATATCTATGGTGAAACTAATGAAAAATTATCTCGTTGGAAAGGTCAACGAGTAGATGCAGATAGTATAGATTATTGGGTTCAGCCGTGGGAAATAGAAGCACACGGCATGGAACCTGGTCTATTTACAAAGTTTGCCATCAAAGAAAAACTTTGGGAAGTATTTAAAGGAGTATCTAATCCAGATGCTCCGATAGAAATAGAACCAATTGGTTGGAAGTAATGTTGTAAAAAAACAACAAATTATTTTAAATATTTTTAAAAAACGCTTGACAAGTGATATATATACCTGTATAATTACTTTATTAATTAAATTTATAAGAGAAGAAAAGATTTTTATGTTAGTATGTTTAAAACCCCTATCGATGCAGCACGGCTCAGAGTATCGCTCTAATTGGAGTGATATTGCGACACCGTTTACGCTCGGGTTTTGTGAAGAAGGTTATGATGGCTAGTATGTAACCAAAAAAAAGAATCAAACACAAAACCCAAGACCTAAAAAATCTTGGGTTTTTTATTTGGTTTTTTCGAAAGAAAAAATTTGCTCTTTGACAATTCGGTTTTTCTATTGAGGTATAGTTAAATGGTATAACTGCGGATTTTGATTCCGTCATTCTAAGTTCGATTCTTAGTACCTCTACCAACGGAAGGTAATGCAGCGGGGATGGTCCTGCGACTGGCCTTGAAAACCAGGTTCTGCCTAAAAGCGGATGGGGTTCGACTCCTCTGCCTTCCGCCATATTGAAGCACATTGAAGCATCAGTTCGACTGTTACCGCAATGCTACCGTTAGCGGCCGGTGAGTGTGTTTCAATATGGTTAGTTTGGAAGATGTGTTGCAAGGTGCGACAGGAGTTTGCTAAACTCTCGTTCAGAAATGGGCTGATAGGTTCGATTCCTATATCTTCCGCCAATGCACACATGGCAGAGAGGTCAAATGCAACAGTCTGCAAAACTGTAAAATCGTTGGTTCAAATCCAACTGTGTGCTCCAAAGTTTTATACTCGGTTCGTCTATCGGCTAGGACTCAAGGTTTTCATCCTTGCAAGAGGGGTTCGATTCCCCTACCGAGTACCAAGGTTCGTTCATATAACGGTTATTATGTTGGACTGTCTATCCGAACAAAGGAGTTCGATTCTCCTACGAACCGCCAAAATCTATTCCGGGAAACCCGAGCAAGGTGCATGGGCTTGACTGTTAATCAATGGCTAGATGAGTTCGATCCTCATACCCGGAGCCAAAAGTTTTAAATGGGAAATAAGCATCAATGGTGATGCAGTGGACTGTAAATCCGCCGCCTTATGGCACGACTGGTTCGATTCCAGTATTTCCCACCAAGTTTATGGGGTGAAAGTGATTATGTGCGAAGCGATGAAAAGTCAGGTACCGTATTCACAAAGTAGTCCCACCATCTCAGTATAGGCTAGCCTGGTCAAGTCACTCCGTTTGGGGCGGAGAGTGCGTAAGTTCGAATCTTACTACTGAGACCAACAATTTTTTAAGGAGAAGTAAAATGAAACCACGTAATCCATTTGCGATGTTAGCAAATAAACGGAAAGCGGGCTCGCACCGCAAAAGCAACAAAGCTTTAAGAAAGAAAGAAAAACAATCGGGGTATAATTCAAAGGTAGAATATCCGGCTTTTAACCGGTCTATCAGAGTTCGATTCTCTGTGCCCCGACCATGTTTATATTAAAGCACATTCTTTGAGGTCTTGGTCGTTACCAGCGTAGCAAAAACGGCGACAGAATGTGTTTCAATATAAATTGCTCTGTTAGTTAAATGGCATAACACTTGACTTGTAATCATGGATTGGGAGTTCGATTCTCTCACGGAGCACCAAAGTTTTATGGGGTCATGGCGTAATTGGGAACGCAGTAGCTTTGCAAGCTTCAGTTCGGGGTTCGATTCCCCGTTTCTCCACCATAGTAACGTAGCATTGAGGTAATGCGCCACCTTCATACGGTGTCCCAAGTGAGTTCGATTCTCACCGTTACTACCAAGTTTTATGGGTCTTTAGTTCAATGGACAGAATTAATGAATACGAATCATTCGATGGGAGTTCGATTCTCTCAAGACCCTCCAAAATACCGGGGTAGCTCAGAGGAAGAGCAATCGCTTGATAAGCGATAGGTCGACATTTCGAAATTGTCTCCTGGTACCATTTCTCGCTAGTGTTAACGGTAGCACGCTGGTCTCCAAAACCATAAGTTGCGGTTCGAATCCGTAGCGGGAAGCCATAATAATAAAAATAGGTGATTAAAATGAAGAAACTTAATTTAGAGGAAGTAAAAGCATTTATCGAAGCACAAGGTTCAGACACGAAGATTTATCTTGGTGCGGACTCTGAACGCTTTGAAGTGAATGGTGTTTGGTATGCTGACTATACTCTAGCTGTAGTTATTCATATTGATGGCCGTCACGGTTGTAAAATCTTTGGTGAAGTTCATAGAGAAAGAGATTATGACCAAAAGAAAAATAAACCAGCGATGCGTTTAATGAATGAAGTTTACAAAGTAGCAGATTTATTTCATTCATTAGAAGATGTATTACAAGACAGATATGTTGAAGTTCATTTAGATATTAACCCAAATGAATTGTATGGTTCTTCTTGTGTAGTTCAACAAGCAATTGGTTACATCAAAGGAACTTGTAATGTTATTCCAATGGTTAAACCAAAAGCATTTGCTGCTTCATATGCAGCCGATAGATTAAAAGAAGTTTTAGCAGCATGAGAAAGTTACGGGATGGAGAGCTCATGCCTCTGTGAAGTCCCAGCTATGGTGTCGGTAGTGTAGTGGTTTGCACAGATGTCTGTGAAACATCTAGTGGTGAGTTCAATTCTCCCCCTTCACCCCAAAGGATTATAATGTATAGTATAAATGAAATAGAATTTAAAACATTAGACGAAGCTATGAATTTTGCCAAAATGACCAATGAATTTGTTGTAATCAAAGGTAATGGTTTAGAAATTTGTGGTAAATTCGGTTCAGATGAAATTAAAAATGGATTAACTCCTGATGGTCATGAATATGGATGGACAAAAAGGAGAATAGGACAGATAGAGCCTCGGTAGTTTAAAGGTAGAACATCGCTCTTACAAAGCGAAGAAGGCGGTTCGATACCGCAACGAGGTACCAAACAGACCCCCACGAGCCCATGTGGCTGTTAAACTCTTAACGTGGTAAAATAAACGAGAGTGAGATGACACGGCATCTTTCAATAGGACATACGCTTGCGTACCGTGACCATGCTCTTATAGTATAGTGGCATTACACTACATTGGTAATGTAGAAATACAAGTTCAATTCTTGTTAAGAGCACCAAAGCATCTTAAGCTAACCTAGTGAAAGCGCATGTCTGAAGAACATGAGAGCTTGGAGCGTAACCAAGAAGATGCACCAGAATTTGCGGGGGTGGTGTAACTGGTAGCCACGATAGTCTTAGAAACTATTGCCAAAAGCGTGTGAGTTCGATTCTCACCCTCCGCACCAATATGTAACCTATTATATACAATGCTTGTCTTTTTGTATATAATGTGATACAATATATTCTCTGGCCATAGTATAATGGACAATACTGCTGACTTCTAATCAGTAAATAGAGGTTCGATTCCTCTTGGCCGGACCATGTGGGTATGATGTAATTGGTAGCCATAGAGGACTTAAAATCCTCTGCCGTAAGGCGTGGGGGTTCAAGTCCCTCTACCCACACCATGGACCTCAAGCTTAAACCTGGTATAAGCAATCGGCTCATAACCGATAGATAGTGAGTTCGAATCTCACGGGGCCCACCAAGTATACCATTGTATAGTATTGACATTCATATGAAACTACTATATAATTATAACTATGTAAGATTCACTGCTGGGAAGCAGCGAGTTTTATCCAACACAGAACCGAGTTATCGGTATGGTGTTCCCGTAAACGGTAAGCGGGATTTTTATTTGAGAATGTGAGCGAAAGAATAAGCAACCCCAACTGTTAGGGGAGATACCGATCCTGATTAGAAGCAACCACTCGAAGGTAGTTTCGTATGCTGACACGAAACGTAACGCAATTTCAGGAGAGTCGATGGCAAAGTTCACGAATTAAGTAGTGAATGACCTTAAACGTCTAATTTGCGATACGGCCTTAAACACAGAACAGTATACTCAAATAAAAATGCGGAGTGCTATAGAAGCAGTGCAGGTTCCCCCTGTAACCTTGGTGCAAATCCAAAACTCCGCTCCAAGTTTGTCACCTCGCTGGGGGCTTAATCCAGGGTTTGTAAGTTTATACCAGAATAACTTATCGTATTTACGGCATTGTTCGATAATGAATGTCGTTGCTGTTATAGGCAGTCTATAGCTATCGATGAACTCCAAGTTGTGGCTCTCGACAAAAGAGTAGGCAACATCGGACCTTCTGCAGAGGGTCCACCTTAGCGGGATTAGTTTAGTGGTAAAACTGAAGATTTCCAATCTTCTGTCATCAGTTCGATTCTGATATCCCGCTCCATATGAAGCTACTTTGACGCCACACACCCTTGCGGAAGGCGGTCTAGCGTGAACTAGGCGAACCTGTATTTCACGGTACAGCAGATTAGAGTAGTTCCATATGGATTTTTATGCGGGTATGGTGTAATGGTAACCCGAGACCTTGCCAAGGTTTAGTTGAGAGTTCGATTCTCTCTACCCGCTCCAAATATTCCGGTTGAGCAATCTAGGTGAAGGCGGCGGACTGTTAATCCGTGAAGCCTGGTTCGAATCCAGGAACCGGAGCCATATTTTTAATTGAAAAAAAGGAAAGTTATGAGACCATTGCGTGACAAAGTTATTGTTAAACGAATTCAACCAGAGAGAAAAACCGAATCAGGTATTATTCTACAATCAAATGCAGGTGAACCAGATAAAGCAGAAATTATTGCTGTTGGTCCTGAAGTAGAAGAAGTTACAGTTGGTGAAATTGTTTTATTAAATTGGAATAGAGCAGTTACAATTCCTGATGATTTGTTTGTTATTCCAGTAGAAGAAATTATTTTTGTTTTTGAGGATTAATAAATGTCAATGTCATTAGATGTTAAAGTCTTTCAAGGTGCTTGTGACCAAGTGCCTTCTCCTGAAAATGCAGAGTTGTATGCTAAACTAATCAAAGAAGAATTTGAGGAGTTTGTTGTTGCTCGTAGGGAGAATGATGAAGTAGAACAACTTGATGCCTGTATGGACATGATTTGGGTTATTCTAGGTTATTGTCATATGAAAGGTTACAAAGTCGATGCAGCTTGGAATGAAGTTGCTCGTTCTAATTTGGCAAAAATTAACCATCAAACGGGTAAAGTTATCAAGCGTGAAGATGGTAAAGTTCTCAAACCTGAAGGTTGGAGACCTCCAGACCTTACTTCCTATGTGTGATAGATTTTTTCGATAACGGTCATTAAAATATATCATTAGACAGATAAGCGTTTTTCATGTATAGTGACTATAAGTAATAGAGAGAAACTATTACTTTTTATTTTTTATAGGAGAAACTTATGAGTATCACTTTGAAGAATCTTGAGAGCGCTTTGGCCGGTGAAAGCATGGCACATATCAAGTATCGTTATTTTGCTAAATTAGCAAGAGAAGCAGGTTATGAAGATGTTGCAAAACATTTTGAACATACTGCTGACCAAGAAATCCTCCATGCATGGGGACATTTAGAATTATTAATCGGTAAACCATCAGTAAAAGAATCTTTACAAATGGCAATCGATGGAGAAACACATGAGTTTACGCATATGTATCCTATTATGCGTGCTGATGCTGAAAGAGAAGGTAACTTGTTTGCAGCAGGTATCATTGAAGAAATCGATGAACAAATTGCTGAATCAAAAGAACATGCTCAACAGTTTGCTGAAGTTCTAAGAAAAGCCGAGAAGCGTTTTGCTGCTTTGAAAAAAGTGGAAGAAAAACACGCTAATGCCTATAAACAAGTTTTGGAGAATGTATAATGAAAAGATATTATCGTTGTGTAGTATGTGGTCATATTCTTTCAGAAGAAGATTATGCAAGCTTGCCTGATTCAGTAGGTTGTCCTGAATGTGGTGTTTCAAAAGAAGATTATGAATTGGTGGTAGAATGAAAGAAGTATTAAAATTTTCAGCCACTTGGTGTCAGCCATGTAAAAGTCTTGCTGGTAATTTCAAACATGTTGATTTGAAAGATGTGCAACTTAAAGAGATAGACATTGAAGAAAATTCCGAATTGGCGAATCAATATTCTATTCGTGGAGTTCCAACAATGGTCTTACTTGAAGATGGTAAAGAAATCAAGCGACATAGTGGTGTATTGATGGCCGATGGCATTGAAAAATTTATTCATCAATAAATAGGTATCGTGGAGTAGCGCAGTGGTAGCGCACCGGTCTCATAAGCCGGGGGTCGGTGGTTCGAATCCATCCTCCGCAACCAACTAAGGAGATATTATGACTGATGATACAACAAAAAAATTTCATGAAGAACAATTACAGAAAGTCAGAAATTTACAAGCAAAACCTCAACCACCAAAACCAAAATTCTCAGCACCAAAACAAAGTTTTAATTCCATCCGTAGAACAGGACGAGGAAGATAAAATCATTGATGAGTTATCAAAACTCATTGCTGAAGAAACTTTAGATGATACTGAAGTAAAAAGTCCGGCACAGGATTCGTGAGAACTGCAAAAGAGTATAGCTAGAATTTACTAGTGAACTTAGAGGACGCTCTAAGGTACGGACATCTTGAGGTGATAAGCCTCAATTACTATTCCAAACAATTATACCTGCTATTATTCCTGCGGTTATGGATGTAACAGGATTTGCATGTAATAAAACTAAAAGATTATTTACAGAGGCTCCGGTCCAAACACTAGATTCACCCTTTTCAAATTCTTCTTTTAATTTACCTTCAAGTTCATCATTCACATAGAATACTAATATACATTTTCCCAATGTTGCAACCACAAATCCTAAAGGATTCATTTCTGTTGCACCTTTATTTAAAGCAACAATGGTAGTCACCGTATCAGCAATACCTGCTTGTAACGGTGTTGGTGTTATTTCTTTTTCACTAGCATAACTGTTTAGACAAATCACACATGACAAGATACCTAGTATCTTCTTCATGGTACTTCTTTATTTTATTTTGATGTGGCTCTATATGTTCCATCCCAATTAGATGGTACACCCTCTTTTAATCTTTCTTCCATATTTTCATAATATTGTGATAATTCAGGAGTAACATTTTTTAATTGTTCGATTAATATTCTAGCCTTATTCCATTGGCCACGATAATACAAATCTAACCACACATCATGTAATTCGTTAGGTGGTGCCAAGGTATAAATCTTTACACCTTCTTTTTTACCTTTAACAGCAATACAATCCAATTCAACTACAGGATATTCATCCTTTACATAATCTGCCGTTTTAGGTCCGAGAACCAACTTAACACCGTATGGTTTACTTTGTCCCTCAAGTCTGGACGCAAGATTGACACCATCACCAAGACAAGTATAATCGAAGCGTTGAGAAGAACCCATATTACCCACAACAACGGTGTCAGTATTAATGCCAAGCCCCATACCAAATGCAGGCACACCTTCTTTTTCAATTTCTTCATTAAATTTCTCCAAATCTTTCAGCATTTCAAGAGCAGTTTTTACAGCATTTTTGGCATGTTGTGCATCATCTAGTGGTGCATTCCAAAATGCCATCTGAGCATCACCAATATACTTATCAAGTGTTCCATTATTTTCAATAATCTTGGCTGTCATAGCAGTCATATAACGATTCATTATCTTAGTAAGACCTTGGACATCTCTACCATAGTGTTCTGATATCGTTGTAAACCCTCGAACATCTGTAAACATGATTGAAAGTTCTCTTGATTCGCCGCCAAGGACCAACAATTCTGGTTCTTTCTGGAGTTTTTCAACCATTGCGGGAGAGAGATAGGTTCCAAATTGTTTTTTAATCTGTAACTTTTGACGCAACTCGCTAAGGAACTTAACGGTGTAACCGTGCCCGTAGACAACAAAAATGGTGAGTAGAGGGAATGTAATATCAATAAGACTGAAGTATCGATTAAATAATTCGTGGCTTCCCCAATAGGATGCGAATCCCACGAAAAGAATTGCGATGTAGCCATGTGTGTACCTCGTTAAAAATAGTGTTACTAGACAAAGTAATATTGTGACTAGTAACTCTGCACCATCAGCATAATCAGGCCTTGAAATGTTTGTACCGGATACTACTGTATCTAATACAGCCGCTTGTAGATAATGTGGATAGATTCCTCCGACCGCAGTTGCAACTGGATTATTGAGACCTTTTGCCGTGAGTCCAACAATGACGATGCCACCATTAAAGTTCTTTGGCAAGTTATTTGCTGAATGTTCAATTGGCTTAATAGACCAATCCACCCACAATCTACCAAGTTGGTCTGTGGTAATCTTTCCAAATTGAGGAATTCTAACTGCTTCGATTGCTCCGTTATCAATCTTGATTTGAAAGGATGGGTCTCCGGCTGCAACTCGTAATGTTTCAAGTGAGATACTAGGGTATAATTGTCCATTGGCACGGACGACCATTGGAACACGTCTGGTGACGCCATCGATTTCTGGTAAAGTATTGACAATACCAATACCAGCAGCAGTTGAGTTAAGTTCTTGTATGTTTGGTTCAATGTTACCATAATTTACACCTGCATCACCATCACCTATGATTGAAACACCTGGTCTAAATGGAGAATATTTGTTCTTAATGTTATCTGTTGTTGCTGTTTGTGGCAGAATAACAGGATATTTTTTAAATGTTTCGGCTAAGAGAGCATCTTGACCAAACCTATCACGCTCAGGCATGTAACTGTTAAACACGACCAACCCAGCACCATGAGAATACAAATCAGTAACCAGTTTGGCATATTCGTTCCTTGGGAAGGGGAACTGTCCTTTTTGTCGAATAGTTTCGTCATCTATGTTTACAACGTGTATCTGTTGAGATACTGTTGCCTCCTTTGAAGTTATCAGTTGGTCAAAATAACGCAATCTGACGGATTGAACAAACGATGGATCCGCAATACGAATCATCACTAACAAACTTAATGTAATTAATGCTGTCCATGGGCTCAGTAAAAGTTTTTTTAATATTTTCATTTGCTTATTTGTTTTATGTAAATGTTATTATTAGTTGAATCTTGATTTTGTAACTGAACCGTGGTACCATCTTGAATCAATGTGATATTATATCCATTGTTTTTGTTAATCATAATGGTAGCATTATGTTTTACATTTCTGACTATTTGCCAATATGTGTTCTTGTCGAATATATAGACTTGATTGGATGAGTTGTATCCAACAGTAAACGCTGCCATAAGAAAATTGTCTAAAGCATTAGTTAGGTAATCCACATCCAAAGCATTAATACTCAATTCATCAAAATTTGCATACGGGTCTTTGAACACTTTAACATCCAAAGCATTTTGGTCTAATGCATTATAATCTAAAGCATTTTGTTTTTCTTTTATATCATCTTGTATTTTTTGCAACATTTCTTTTGGTGGTCTAACAATTAACATATTGTCAATCATAGATTCATTAAGTGATAAAAGAACTGGTTTGAGTGGTTTGATTTCTGATGATGTTGCAACTGTTGCTTGAAACGCTTGATTTAAAACTACTGTTCCAACCAAAGTCTTAACTTCGATTGAACCAACAGTACCATCAGGATTTGGTAGAAGAATAATCATTGATTGACCAACTTCATCAACAGTCATAGTAAAAGCTGTACCACGCACAGCAATGGTGGCAGTCGGTGTATTAACTGCCACATTTTTATTATTTTCATGTGCTATGTTACCTGAAGCATATCGAACAGTTCCCATAGCAACTTTTAATGCTAACTTACCTGCACCCTTTTTCTTAGGGTCATAAACAAAATCATCAATAACAAGTTTACTATTCTCAGTTACACGAACTTTGGTGTTGTCCTCAAATGTAATACCGACAACACCATTACCCGTTTGAACATTATCCATTGATTCAACATCGGTGCCATTCTTGACACCGACTTTGTTTTTTTGCCGAGTAATCTCAGCAATACCTTTTTCTTCGGTTACTTTTCCTATACCAGCAAAACTAGTGTTGGATGACAGACAAAGTAGAATTGCTACCAGTAACGTTAATTGTCGCAGAGTTAGGAACATTTGTACCATCTTGTCTTACTGTAATATTGTTATTAGAACCAATGTTACTCAATGTCAAAGAATGACCGGCAGAAGTAGAAGTACCGCCTGCACCAATTTGAGTAGTTGTAATTGTGTTATCACTACCTGTTACTGTCATTGTATTATTAGTGTATGTGCTGTTGATATTGCTTGTTACAGCATTTCTATTACCAGTAATACTTAATGAGTAGTTATAGTTTGAAGCATTGTTTGTTGTACCAATATTCAAACCTGTTGTATTATTATCACCATTGATAGAATAAGTTAATGTTCCATTGTCAGTACCAAAGTTACCCATGTTGAAATTAGAACTGTTGTAGTTACCATTTTGTGTAACATTAGCGTTAATTCCATAACCTAAGAAATTACCTGTGATGCTGTTTCCCATACCATCTTGCGATATAGTAACTCTGGCATCATCACCATTAATAACAAATGGTGAACCGCTTGTTCCCAAATTGTTGTCTGAACCTGTTTGTGTGATGGACACAGACATATTATTTTGTCCACTTCCTGTTTGGTCCAAATAAACGGAATTACCTCCACTATTTGTTGATTGACCAAACACACCACCTACTAATAACAAACCCATCACAAAAGCGATGAATTTAGTTTTCATTTTATTTCCTTTTCTTTTGTTGTTTTAAATTTCCATAATCCTTTTGTTTCACCTTCAAATATTAAATCTTCAATTGCTTTATCAACAGCGGCTTTTAATACTAAAACACCCATCTCTGTTGATGAAACTCCTAATTCATTTTCAAATATTTTTGTTCCATCTGAAAATGCTTTAAATGTTGATACTCCAATTTGATAACTCAATACAGTTTTCTTTACATTAACAGTAGTTAATATTTCTCCTGTTTGTGTGCTAATTGCTCTAAGTGATATTGTTACAACATCTTCATTGTATTGTGTTGATGGTCCTATACCTAACCATCTCCAACCAAAACCACCAGTTCTTATATTGGAATCATATGCTACAATTCCACCTTCAATAATCATACCAGCATAAATGATTGGTCTAAGACCTGATGGGTCTTTTGCTTCTTCACGAGCAGAACGTATTAATTGTCTTTCTTTTAAAAGATTATCAATACCAACTCTTTCAACTACTCTAAACCATTCACCCTTACCTGCCTCTTGTAATCCTTTGATTAAGATACCTTCACCACCTTGTGTAACAGCAGTAGAGAAACTGGCAATACCAGGAACAGGTTTTCTTTGGCCTGTTAAGTCTTTAAATGAATATACTGCTACAACAATCTTACCATCTTTTGGTGCAGGCACCTCTCTTTTAATTTCTGGTGCCGGTAATTGTTCTGCTTCATTAGTATTGAATTTCATTGGTGTAATTGGACCTGTAGCGGCACAACCACCAAGTAAAACTAGTGATAGAATTAAAATAAGCTTCTTCATTAGAATTTTAACTGTCCTATCGGTATTTGAACTTGTGTTATACTTCCGTTTACATCAGTCACAGTCAAAGAAACCATATCAACAGTTTTGGTGTATTGAATTACGTTACCTTCAATAGTAACAGTTCCACTATTTTGTGGATTTTCACCAAAAAGATTATTTACGAGTTGAGTTGATAATTGAGCATACACACGACTTTCAAAATTTGTTAAGAACTTTGCAAGTATGGTATTATTGGCAGCTGCAGCAGCATCTTTTGCAGCTTGTAGTCTAGCATCATCTATTGCCTTTTTACGAGTAAATTCAGTATTCTCTATTGTTTGAACATGCGAAGAATACCCAATACCAGAAAAGGCAGGGGATTTAAATTGAAAGGTTTGTTCGGCAAAACTAGTATTGCTTAGGAGTATCGTTAGCAATAATAGTAGGTTTTTCTTTATCTTCTTCATCTTTGGTTTCCCGTAACATCAAAACGATGTTAACTTTCTGATTCAATCGAATCAAATCATTATCCAACATCCTGATACGGTCAATCAAAGCAATCAAAGTGCCATTTGCTTCACTTAGAACAGGTTTGATTTCTTTTGTTGCCCAAACCCATACATAATAGATAAGATAACCCATGCCACCAGCGGCAACAATGGGGAATCCATATTTGTTAATTAATTCTGCTACATCCATTTAATCCCTCCTAGCATCATGTTTACCATCCGCTCTGGCAATTCTGTCAACATCTGGCTTGACACCGAGAGCATTTGATACTAGAGTATCGATACGAATTACATCATGGTTCATTGTTTTGACACGGTTATCTAAGGCCATAATTATACCTTTTATTCCATTGACAGAACCTGTAACTCCCTGTAAAATGAACTTGAGGGTAAGAAATACGAAATATCCTGCCGCCAATGCTGCAGCTATAGGAAATCCAACTTCAGCGACTAATTTGAAAAAATCCATGTTTAATTCTATTTGTTTGATTTAAATCAATATAAGTATTTAGGCATATATTAAAAAAAAGGAAATAAAATGAATATTAAAGCTTTAAAATTAATTACCGGAGAAGATGTTTTATCTGAAATTGAAAGTGAATCAGAAACAGAATTTGTTCTATGTAACCCTGTTGGTATTGCCATTGTTCGTGGTTCGGATGGCAAACCTAATGTAGGATTCGCACCTTTTCCACTTCACGGTGAACAAAAAACAGGTTCTACACTTGCCATCAGCAAGAAAAATGTAGTATACTCCTATGTCCCAGCTGAAGATTTTATCAATAATTATAATCAAATCTTCGGTTCTGGTATTGTTCTTCCGCCAACAAAATCACTTATCACAGGATAATTTTGAGTAATTTCTATACAAATGTTCAAGTTGCTGGAAATAACATTCTCTATCGAGGTGTTATGGATGGCAAAAGAGTAAAACAAAAGATTGAATATTCTCCTTCTCTATATCTTCCACAGACTAGAAAAGGAGAAGTTTTCTTTCGTAATTTAGATGGTGAACCACTACAACAAAAAATCTTTGGTGACATGCGTGAAGCCAGAGATTACATTAAACAATTTGAAAATGTAAGTGGTTCAGTAAAGATTTATGGTAACACTTCTTTTGAGTATGCGTATATTGCCGACCAACACAAAGGTGAAATGGTTGATTGGGAACAAGATAAGATTCTAACGGCCGTAATCGATATTGAGGTGGGTTCAGAGAATGGTTTCCCTGACCCATATCTAGCACAAGAACCAATCACAGCAATTTGTATTACATACATGGGTGGTGACACTTATGTTTTTGCTTGCGGTGATTATGATAAAGAAAAAGATGATAAAAATGATACTTCAAAGGTCACTTACATAAAATGTAAAGATGAGTGGACTCTTTGTAGAAAATTCATGGCTCTATGGACAGGTAAATGTCCTGATGCCGTAACTGGTTGGAACACCAAGTTCTTCGATATACCATATTTGTATAATCGTATCAAGCGTATTCTTGGTGAAGATGATGTTAAGAAGTTATCACCTTGGAACAATATCTATGAACGTAGAGCCAAAGTTAATGGTCGAGAACTGATTGAATATAAAATCTCAGGTGTATCTTCTTTAGATTATATTGAACTATACAAATGGTATGCTCCTGGCGGAAAGTCACAAGAATCTTATCGTTTGGATGCCATTGCTCAAGTTGAACTTGGTGAAGGTAAGATTTCATATGAAGAATATGATAACTTACATGCGTTGTATCGTCTTAATCACCAATTGTTTATTGAGTATAACATCAAAGACGTTGCCTTGATTCTTAAACTGGAAGATAAACTAAAGTTACTTGAATTGGCTTTCACTCTAGCATACGATACAAAAACAAACTATGAAGATGTGTTTGCACAAACTCGTATGTGGGACGCATTGACATATAATCGTTTGTTGGAAGATAACATCATTGTTCCACCAAAAGAACAAAAAGAAAAAGATGCAGCATTTGAAGGTGCATATGTTAAAGAGGTACAAGTTGGTCTACATGATTGGGTTGCCTCATTCGACTTGAACAGTTTGTATCCTCACTTGATGATGCAATACAATATTAGTCCTGAAACTCTGATTGAACCACCAAATTATACACCAGCGATGCGTGAATTGATTTCTGCTGGTATTTCTGTTGAAAAATTACTTAATAAACAATTAGATACTTCAAGACTTGAAGGTGCAACATTAACTCCTAACGGTCAATTCTTTAGAACAGATAAACAAGGTTTCTTACCTAAGATGATGGCTGAGATGTATGAGGACCGTAAGAAGTTCAAAAAGATGATGTTGCAAGCCAAACAAGAATATGAAAATGAAAAAGATGTATCTAAAAAATTTGAAATCGAAAAACGGATTGCTCGTTATGACAATCTACAATTAGCAAAGAAAGTATCACTAAACTCCGCTTACGGTGCTCTTGGTTCCCAATACTTTCGATTTTATGACCTACG